GATACTGTAAGGTGCTTGAAATGACATAGTGTTGTTCTCCTGTTTTGTTTATCTGAATGATCCGCCTACGCCTCCGCCGATCTGGCTGCCGGCCATGTATCCGCCCATGGCAAACATGGGATTGCCGTTGCTGGCAAAATAACCCGCCGCCCCGCCAAGCAATCCGCCAGCGATTGAGCCGATCGTGCTCCCGGGGCCGCTTTGCATGCCTCCATAGTTGCCATACTTGTTGGCCATATCGGTCCACATTTGCGCGTTGGCGTTGAACGTATCGGCAGACAGCTGATTATTCGCCCAATTCGTCCCAATGCCTGCGCCTGCATTGATCGCCTGCGAGCCGGTCGGCTCGGCACTATTGTAAAGATTCATCAGCATGTTGTTCGGATTGGCCGCACCTTGCAGTTGTCCGCGTTGGAGCACGGCACCCAAGCCCTCTTGGTTGACCATGCGGTCGGTCGTGAATGCTTGGCCGAGCATGCCGATGTTCATTTGGTTGCCGAGACGGCGGGCTTCTTCGTTCGCCATGGACGACTGCAACGCGCGGTTGGCGTTGTTCGTCTGCCGTGCCACGTCCGCCTCTTGGACACCACTGGCAAACCCAAGGTCTTGAAACATTCGCTGCCGCGAGTATTGGTCGCGGTTCAGCAGTTCCGCCGCCGCGCTGCCGGCACTGGTGCCAAGTCCTCTTGCGGCAAACGCCTGACGCGCCGCCTGCACGGCATCGCGGTTGGCTTCCGGCGACAAGCGGCCGTCGCTTTGCGCCATTTGAGCGGCGCGACCGTAAAGGCTTTCGCCGACTGCCCCACGGCCGACGTCCCGACCAGTAATCTCGTTGGCGCGAAAGCCCTGCCCCAGCGCACCCATCAACCGCTCGCCCGTGGCGCCGAGCTGGCCCATGCGGTCGAGGTAGGGATTGGCGGCGTCCGCTGTAGCGCGCAATTCGGGGAAAGCCTTGGCGATCTCATCCTGCGCGGCCAGCGCCGTGGCAATCCGGTTGGTTTTGAAATCAGTCAGCCGTTGGTTCTGCGCTGAGATCTGCGCTTCCAGCGGGCCTACCTGTGCTTGCAGCTTTTCTAATCGAGCCTGCTCTTTCGGCTTGAGCGTGCCCTTACTTTGCAACGTGGCGATCTGCGTTTGCAAATCGTTGAGCCGCTGGGTGGGCTTTTTGATGGCCGCGTTGACGTTGGCCGTCAAATTGTCGAACTCGGCACGCAGCGTCGGGTCCATGGCCAAAGCACCGCCTTGGCCGCTCAAGATTTGCAAAAATCCGCCAAGCTGGGTTAAGCCGCCTTCCGTATTGCTCGTCGCGGCCGCACCGGCGAGTTGATCCACGGCATTCGCGGCGACGTTGCCGGTGCCGCGTCCGCTGGGGGCGCTGATGGTTACGGGGTCAAATTGTTTTTTTCGGGCCATGATTTTATTCCTCTTCTTTCTTTGTAATCTCAGTCACCTCCACCTTCGCCATAAACTCATTGAGCTGCGCCACGGCGTATTCCAACAGCAACCGGCTGCCCGAGGCGCGGGCGGCGGCGTAGGCTTCGATTAGTTCGGCGAGTTGGGGTTTCATTGTGCGGCTTCCAAGGCTTCGACTTTGGCGGTGAGTTCTTGCACGGCCTTGACCAACACGGAGCAAAGCGCGTCAAGGCGAAGCGACTGGATTTGATTCGGTGCATCCTTTTCTCCTTCCACGGCGCTTGGGATGACCTCTGCGAGTTCGTGAGCGATAAAACCCTCGCGCACCTTGTCGTCGGCCTTGAACAGTTCGCCAAAGTCGTCGGCTTGATACGTTATGGGGCGGATTTGCTTGATGCGCTCGACGGCGGTCGCGGTCTGTGCCTGCACGTTGCGTTTGATTCGGTAATCCGAGGTGACCTGAATGCTGCCCAAGTTGGTGTCGTCAATAAACAGCGAGGCCGTCGGACTAGACCAACCAATGTTGAATGCATTGCTGCCAAGACCGGCGGATGAACCAGCCTTGGTATTGTAGCCCTTCGCCTTGACAACGCCCCCTGCGGTCGCAGATCCGCCCGAGGTGTAGCCAACAAACAAAGACCCGTCTGCGGCAATTTTGGCGCGTTCGGTGAGACCAGACGCCGTGTTTCCAAGGGCTGGCATCTGGTTAAACACTAAGGCTCCACCAACATTTGCTATGGCCCACGGGTTTGCGTTTGAAGAATCCAGTAATCCAATGCCGTTATTCCGCGATCCGCCAACGACAAGATTAGCTCCGATATTGTTGACGCTCCATTGTGCTCCAGTAGAAATAAATACCTTTTGATCGGCGGTGGATGTGGTCCCAATCCCCACATTCCCGCTGCCGTCGATACGCATGCGTTCAGACCCTCCGGTGCTAAACGCCATCGCAGCAGATGCAGCATTGTCCGTCTGAATACTAACGCCACTCGTCGCGGCTGAATTAAAAATTTGAAGCTGGTTGTGGCCAGAGACTCGGATGTTACCTGTTACGTCCAATTTTGCGGTCGGGCTGGTGTTTCCGATGCCAACATCACCAGAATTAGAAATCCTTACCCGCTCCGTATTATTCGTCCCAAACGACAGCGCAAAGTTGCCCGTGTTAGTGATCGAACGGTTGGCGGTGCTGACGGTGATGTCTTGGGCGCCGAAGGCTGGGGCGATCTTGGTTCCATCAATCGCCGCATCGCTCTTGATGTCGGCGTCGACGATGTTGCTGATCGCGGCGAGGTCTACGAGGTTGTGCAGGTCGGCCGGTTCCACGGTCTCGCCCGAGGTGAAGGTTTTGCCTTTGCTGAGTTGTGCCATAATTTTAAGCTGCGTTGCGGGTTTCGGTCGGCGGCAGCGACGGGCCAGCGGCCTCGATGCTGACGTTGCGGATTTCTGGCCGGTTGGCCGTTGTTAAAAATTCTAATTCGCAGTAGTGCGCCTTGGCGCGGATCGGCTGCTTGAGGGTGTAGTCTTCGCTCAGGCCCGAGGTGTTGGTCTGTCCTGGCACTAGCGTAATCTCCGCGTCGGGGTTGATTGTAATAGCTTTGACCGTGACTGAGGCGGTGTCTGGAAGGACAACATCGGCGAGGCTGCGGACGAAGCGCTTGGTGCTCATACTGCCAAACCCATAGCGCCGCGTGCGGATGCGACCGGCGATCGGCGTGATAACATCGGCCTGCGCGTCCGGCGATTGGTCGCCCCCTTCGATTTCCTCAAGAAGCATGAGCTTGCCGGCTCGGTTGCTGATGAGGATGCGGCGGCGGTTGCTCAGGTCGCTTACCAAGAAATTACCGACTCCGAAGCCGTATAAATCCCTCGTCTCCCAATGCTCGTTCAATTGGTTGAAAATAAAGACGCCGTTGTTGCTGTCGGTCGCATTGGCCAGCGGGACGGCGAGGAAGTAGCGGTTGTCGAAGTAGAGCGCCACGCTGTTCTCGACCAGATCCGCGTTGAGGTCTTGGAGCTGGTTGGCAATCGGGTCACTGAGCGGCAAGGTCTGGCCGCGCAACTTGAGATCAAGTCTCGAGTCCAAGCGATAAACGCCAGCGTCACTAAGAAAGTAGATGAATTGCCCCGCCGTGCAGATGGTCCGGCGTGCGGCGCAGCCGATCTCGTCGGTTAGGAGTTCGAGCTTGCTGATCGGCGTGTCCACCGAGAACGCGCTGCCATCGGTTGAGGCAAACTGATTGACCTGCGCGAGCCAGATGGATTTGCGGCAGAAGACGAGAAACGTGCCATCCACCCACGGGTGAACCGCCATGACCCTGTCGTCGCCGCCCACGCCGACGCGGAAGCTCTGCCAGAAAGGATCGAAGACATCGGGATCAAAGATGTCCGACAACATGACGTTCTGCTTGCCGTCCGGCACGATGAGGCGGTTGTTGATGTAGGTCGCCCAAGCCGTTGACCGAAGCCGCCGGAAGCTGATGCCGACATTGGGAATTCCCGCCGTGGTTCGGACAAAGCTGGTCGTCGGCTCGCCGCTCCAATACAGGGGTGGTTTGACGCGGCGCACCTTGATGTTGGCGACCGCATGCGGAGCAGTTCCGCTGGGAACGGTGATGGTGAAAGAGTCCGTTGCGACCGTGGCGATGTCGTATTCGTGGCCGTCAAATGCAGCACTGGCGCTCGATCCTTCGATCCGCACGCGGCTGGCGGCTGCATATCCGTGCCCGGTCACGTTAACGGTCGCCGCGGTTCCGCTGACCGTGATCCCGCTGGCATTCGTGTATTTCTGCTCCCAGCCAGGCTGCGAGGTATCCGCCTCGCGCAGCAGGTA